TTCCCAAAAGCGGAGAAATTCAGCTTCGCGCAGGATATCCGGCACTGTCTGAATGAACTTCTGGAACTGACGATCACGGAAGAAAAGAAGTACACGAAGAAAACGACCATCGAGAACATGGATATCTGCAACGCGAAGCTGAAGATCTACATCCGCGTCGCCTATGAACTGCGCTACATCGACAAACATCGCATGGGTGTATGGGAGGCGAAATGCGTGGAGATCGGAAAGATGATCGGCGGTTTGCTGAAATCCGTCAACGGCAAACCGAAGACATAGGGAGCAGATCGTGTTCTTGCGGATCGAGGGCTGGGTGCGTCAACCGCGGTGGCAACTATGACAACTCCGCGAACGGCTTTGGCTCCTTCAACGCCAATAATCCGCGTTCGAACCAGAACCCGAACATTGGCTTCCGCTCCGCGTTACCTGCGTGATGGTCATGATGCTGGAAGCTCACGGGCTTTCTTCCCGCGCCAGCAGGTAAAGGGATCTGAATCCTCGGTCAGCGACAGGCCAGAGATGCCGCTGGAAGAAAAATGGAAAGGCTGTACACCGCTCACGCTGTGGAACAGCCGGTCAGGGGGAGGCTGAATGGAACGGCACCGGCATGTGTTCGACAGGTTCATCCAGTATGAAACACAGTATGACGGATACCTGCTTGCCCGCCGTGATAAGCGGTACAAGCCGGAGGTACTGAGCTATTCAGCCAACCTTGAAGAAAACATCATCGACCAGACCAACCAGCTAGTCTGGCACGAATACCGCATCAGCGGCGTGCACGAATTCTACGAGTATTTCCCGAAGAAGCGGATCATCACCGCGTGGCCATTCAAAAACCGGGTGGTCAACTGCGCGGCGTACAAAGTGCTGTGGCCCATCTATGTGAACAGCATGTATGAGCACAGCTATGGATCCATCCCGGGGCGCGGGACGCTGATGGCGTGCGATGTTCTCCAGAAATGGATGCACAGAAGCCGATGGACAGGAAAGAACCAGTGGCTTGCCAAAGCCGATGTGGCGAAATTCTTCTTCCGGATACCGCATGAGGTACAGCTTCGGGAGCTGGGCAAGGCGCTGGACGATCCGGATATGATGTGGTTCCTGGAAACCTGCATCAATGGAGACGGGAGGCCGACGGGGTTACCGCTGGACTGCGGCGATCCATCGGAGGCTGAACGGATTTTCGGGATCGGGATGCCTGTTGGAAGCCTGATCAGCCAGATGACGGCCAACGTGGTAATGACACCCCTGGACCATTACATGAAGCGTGTGGTCCGGGTGCCGGAATATATCCGGTACATGGATGACATGATCATGAAGGGCGAGTCGAAACAGCAGATGTGGGACTGTCTGGGGCTGATGGATGAATTCCTGCAGAGCAACATGGGATTGCAGCTGAACAACAAGACGGCCGTGATGAAGTACGACGAGGGCGTCGAATTCGTGGGCCGGATTGTGAGGCCTGACCGGATCGACCTGCGGAAAAGCACCTCCCTGCAGATGAAGCGGCACCTTGATTTCGTCAAAGAAGCCTACGCCAAAGGAGAAATACCGCTGGAATATGCGCAAAGCGTGATCCAAAGCTACCTGGGTCTGCTGAAGCACACATCCAGCGCCGCTTTACGGGAAAAGATATGCCAGGACTTTGTTCTGGTAAGGAGTTCTGCACCGGAAGAATAACCGGTGCTTTTTTCGTACCATCAAAAAAACAGAATAAGGGGTGATGAGCATGCCGAACGTCGATCTGAACGGGCAGAGTGTTTTGATTACTCTGGCCGTTATTCTGATCGTACTGGAAGCCATCAGCGCCATCAGCAAGGGAATTGACGCATGGAAAAAGCTGACCGGAAAGGATTCCAGAACGGCAGAGGCCCAGAAGATCAATGACCGCCTAGATGCGCTGGAAGACTGGCAGGGCAAAACCGAAGCCAGGCTTGAACAGGGCAATAAGCGTTTCGATGAGGGATCGAAAGATACCACCGAAATTCTGATTGCCCTGCGAAGTATTATCAAACATCTCCAGAGCGGAAATGACCACGACAAGCTCCAGGAAACAGATGACAAGCTATACAACTATCTGGTGACAAAGCGTGGAGTCAATCCCGAAACGCTGAAGTAAAGGTGATGGCCATGAACGGGATGGATCCACGGAAACAGTTTTCCAAATGGCTTGCGCGGTTCTGCGTGATCGTCTGGGCTGTGTTCCTGGCTATGGCCATGGTGCTGATGTTCTTCCAGCCGGAAACGGCGATGGCCTGCGTATGGCTGGTCGGCATCGTCACGGTGAACAAGGAAATCGACGTTCTGGCCTACACCGGGAACAGCAAGGCCGAAAAGGTTCTGCTGGCTGGAATTGAGCGGACAAAGATCGAGCTCGGTCTGAAGGGGATCGCCCAGAGTATCAGCAGCGCCGGCAAGAAAGAAAAAGACGATAAGGAGGAAACGACCGATGAAGAAGTAATGGAAGGAGAGAGCAACGGATGAGTACGACAAAGGCAAAATTCATTTATCGGTGCATGGACATCGTGAACGCGAAGCCGGAGTACGAGCTCGGATGCAGCAGCAAGAAAAAGTGCGACTGCATCGGCATGATCAAGTACAGCCTGCGGGAGAACGGCGTGACCCTTACAACCACCGGAACCAACTGGACCTTCCGGAACCAGATCAGGAGCCAGCGGAAGATCTCCAGCGTCGGCGACCTGCAGGTCGGCAACGTGGTATTCAAGAGCCGGGCCCCGGGTGATTCCGGGTACGCCCTGCCCAGTAAATACCAGAAGGGCGGGTCCGCGTACAACGGGGATCTGAACGATTACTGCCACATCGGCGTGGTCAAGAGCCTGTCGCCGCTGAGGATTATCCACATGACCGGGCCCACGGCCAAGACCGACACGGCCATTGGTAAATGGAAATGGGCCGCGGACATGAAAAAAGAGTACATCAGCGACGCGGAGCCCGAACCGACTCCTACACCCACTCCGGATCCTGATCCAGAACCGGCGCCCTACACCGACGTGGCGACGGTGTACGCGGAGAAGGGAAAATGGGTAAAAATGCGGAAACAGCCCTCCGCGAAGTGCAGCGTTTATGATGATGTGCCTGTTGGCGCAACCGTGACCGTGGTTTCCCACGGGTATGAATGGACAAGAATCAATTATGGGCGCCGGAAGGGATGGTACATGATGACCAAATTCCTTCAGACGTCCGGAGAAACAGCAGTTGGATAAGGAGGAATAGACCATGTTCTCAGCTGAATGGTGGAATGCCGCGCTGGTACGCGCGGTCAGGACGTTCGCAGAATCCGCTGTGGCCTACATCGGCACCGGGGCGGTTGTCCTCGGAGATGTGAACTGGCTTGCCGCGCTGAGTGCCGGCGCCTTCGGTTTCGTCATGTCGATTCTGCTGGCGTTGACCGGTCTGCCGGAAGTGAAGCTGCAGCAGGAAAAGAATTTGGAAAAGTAAAAATCACGATACAGAGAAGCCCTCCCAAAAGCGGGAGGGCTTTTTTTGATGTGCAAATGTTTCTGACGGGCGTACATGGCTACAGGAGAGGCAGAATTGGCCCGGATTCGCGCCGCAGGATTTCGGGCGGGTTCTCCATGGGTCAGCGGAAAAACGCGCCAGAGTGGCCTTTTTGATCGAAATAGAGGCATGTCCTCTTTCGGGGCCCCGGAGAGGCACATCACAGGAAAACCCCAAAAAGCGCGCGTAAAGGCCCCTCTGCTTTCAGGCGGGCGTCAACTCGTTCCCGGCGGCAGAGGGGCCAGAATGGGCGAAATTTTGCGAATACGGGCTATTGCTGGCACTCCAGCACCCGGAACATGGTCAGATCGAAGATTTCCCACGCCCGGGCATTGAGATCTGCGCTGATCGTCTGCGCCTCCTCCTCGGTCATGAAATCGAAATCCTCGGGGATCTCCTTCAGGATGACCGCGTTCCGGGTAACATACTGGCCATGGTCATCAGCGCCGTACAGCCAGGACGCCATGGGATTGAACAGCGCGTACTTTCCGTGGACATCCTCATCACACAGGGCGACATATCCTTCCGGCAGACGGTCTTTGACCACCGGGAACAGCTGCACCGTATCACAGCCGATGTATTTGTAGCAGGCCTGGAGCACGTCCATTTTATCCGGGACACGTTCCACCCGGGCCTGATTGGTCGATGCATCCAAAATAATCAAAGCTTTCACAGTAACCCTTCCTCCTTCTGAATTCTCCGAAGACGCTGCCAGTCATCGCAGGTATTATGCTCGCGGTTCCGGCAGTCTGTCTTGTTGTCGTATAGGTCACACATCCTGGCACCTTTGAACGGATCGCCGTAACCGGCGTCCACCTTGACCAGGCGTCCGCCCCTCTGGGTGTACAGACCGTACTCGATGCCATCCTTTACCGGCAGGATATCCAAGGCGAAAACCTTAATGACCCGGCTGGCCATGCCTTCCTGCAGGTAATAGAATTCGTTCAGCCCGAGATCCGGATCCGGCGGGTTCGGCAGATAGTATTCGATCATCTGCCTGGTGCGTTCGTCAATCATGTTCGTCCTCCTTCCATCTCACCAGTGCTTCTTTCAGCACATCAATGGTCCGCTGAATGCTTTCCCTGTCGCAGAAGTGCATAAGCGCTTCCACGCTTTCGATGTCATCCTCATAGAATCGTGCGCCTGGCTGGACATCTTTATTCAGCCGGACAACAAACAGGTCACGGCCTGAATCAAAATACCTTGACCGGCCAACGATTACGCCCTTCCGATGGCCAGGCCCCAGAATGATCGGGTATTTGTGAACCATCTCAGCACCTCTCATCATGCAGTAATCACAGCGAAGTAAATTGCGCTGGCCGGTACGTCATGCTCCGCAGCCAGCAGCTGAATCGTGTTCTCCCGTTCACCCGGGAAGGTGCCGGCCAGGGAGTACCGCAACAGTTCCTGACCATCGTAGTAAAAAACGAGCCATTGTCTCTTTTTCATCAGCACCCCCTGTTGTTATCCGAATCTGCTTTCAGAACATCCATCAGTTTGATTACAATATCAATTCTCGGAATTCGATCCATTGATTCGTATCGCCTGATAGTCATTACCGATACTCCTGTCAGATTTGCCAGTTCTGCCTGTGTGAGCTTCTTCTCTTTACGAAGCGACCTGAGCATTTTCCCATCCATGAACGGTGGCCGCTCCGGAAATTGTGGTTGCTTCTGGATCGGTTTAGATCTCTGCATAGCAGGAATGAGTGTTATAAGCCTGACTTGTTCCAGGGCTTTTTCCAGCCCTAAATAATTCAGCTTCTCCAGCTCAACGTTGATCTGTTCTTTCACTGTCATGTCTTATGCCTCCCATCATCGTCATCAATCAGATCCACCAGCTCTCTGAGTATCGCCAGAGCTTCCTCATAGCTGTTCGCGTCTCCGATACGCTCATAAGCATTATTCCAGTCCGTGATCCTGTTTTCCTTCTGCATCTGCTTCCGGACCATGGCCATGATCCGATGGATGTTCCCAGACTCGTGCCGGCTCTGGAAGTGAATCACTGCTTTCTGCCGTGCCATCAGGCATCACCCCCTTTCTGATCTCTTTCCTTGGCCGCATTCACGGCGTTCGCTCTGGCTACCAGGAGCGGGCCGGTATCCATGCCGAAGTCCTCATATCCCTGCGTGCAGGTCCACATATAGCTCATGCTCGGAACGTCGATCGGAAAGCCAGGATTCATGACATAGTACAAGGCGTCGACCACTTCGTCAGTCTTATTGAGGACAATCGGCACGGTCTCCTTCCGGTAGAACCGGGGGACACCTTCGTAACGGTCCAGGCTTTTCTCGTCCTCTTTGCTGATCTTCCAGACGCCAACCGGAACATATTCATCATAGCTCGGCTCGATTGTGAGCACTCCCCGGCGGAAAACCAGCCCGTAGTGATTGATCCTGCCCGTTCCAATCGGAACAGCGTCCGGGCACCGGCGGGCCATCTGGGCCTTGTTGAGATTCGATCCGTAAGCGAGATAGTATTTACTCATCGTCATCATCCTCCATGCATTCATCATCAATTCTGGCGTTGATTTCCTCAATCAGATCATCCGCAAGTTGCGTGGCCAGGTGCTCGTACAGTACATCCTTCAGGATATCGTCCAGAGCTTCACGCCATACGTAGTTATCCATCTCAGGCTACCTTCCTTTCTTCCAGTTCCTTCTTGATCTGTTCGATGATCCATTTCGTCTGCTCGTCGTTCCAGCTGGTGAACTCATCATGGTGTTCCAGATTCCACTCAAACCATTCCAGATCATTTTCCAGCTTCCATGTGTCTGCAGCTTTGAATCCTCTCAGCAGACTCTCCGCTTCCATCTTCGGCATCGGTCCAATCATTTCGCGCGTCATCAACATGGTCTCCATCCTTTCTGCCGGCCTTTGGCCCGACCGGCGGGGCGTCTATCTTCAGGCGATATTCCGGAAGGCGGCGGTCAGGTGGACCCGGGCGGTCTCGAATTCCTTGCCCCGCATCCGCAGCCGCTTCGTCAGGAAGTTCGTCATGATCTTCTCCTTCTGCTCCCGGGTGAAGTCCCCGGTGTCCTTGAAGAAGGGAACCTTCTCGGCGTTGATCGCCCAGGCGCTCATGGCCAGACAGAACTGGATGTAGGCCTTGATCTTCCCGGCGTGGGTCGTGCCGTTAAACAGCCTGAATTCCACGGTCCCCTTCGTGTACAGCGCGTGGAGGTTCAGCCCCCGGTACCGTGCCTGACAGTAATGCTCGTGGTTGATCCCTCCGCGGTACCCGTTGTTCAGCTGCGAGTAGTAAACCCGTTCGATCGCTTCCTTGGAGTGCTCGCCCTTCCGCATGGCCTTCATCATTTCCTTGCTGGCCTTCTGGCACCAGCGTTCCGCTCGGTCTGTGTTCTGCAGGGCTTCGTAGAAGAGATCCTGCCGGCCGGTGAAGAGATTCACCAGGTTGATCAGGGAGTCCGCAGTGTGGTTGGCTCCGTCCACATGGACGTGGATTCCGCAGGAATCATTCGCCAGCGCCCCAGCCTTGACCAGCTCCCGGATGATGTTCTGCAGATCCTCAATGTCCTCGTACTGGAGGATCGGGCTGACAACCTCGCACCGGAGGTCACCGTGCGTCCGGCCTTCCGGAACGCTGACCGTGCGGTTGTTCTGCTTCCGCTCCGGCCGGATACTGACATCGCGGGAGCACTTCCACCAGCGGTTCTTCCGGTCCATCGCCCGGCTGGTGTCGTAGCCGTCGCACTCATGATGGCGGGTGGAGTTCGTACCATAGTAGGCGGCGATGGTTTCGGCGGCCTTGGTCCGGGTGATTCCGGTGAGCTCGATCTCGATGCCGAAGTTCTGATTCTGGATGGTGGTCATGGTCTTCGTCTCCTTTCCCTCTGTCCTGATCAGTGAAGCCGGACGGTGTTCTTGCCGACGGTCTTGACGGTGTACTCGTAACGGTTGTTGTCCTCGTCCCAGGTGCGGGTCACGGTGTCGATCCGCTCAACCTTCATCTTCGGCTTCCCCAGATGACGGCGAACAGCGGGGAGGATGGCCTTCTTGGAAGCTTCATCCTTGTACTCTTTCCGGGGATGAACCTTCTCGTTTTCCATGGCGAAGTGATTCCGCCAGCGACTCCGGTTTTTCTCGATGGCCTTCGTCGCTTCCTCACCTTCCAGATACCAGTCCACATCAGACCAGCGACCCATCTGCAGGAAAGTCCGTTCTTCGATGACTTCCAGCCGGTTGTTCCAGATGATAGCGTCGCGACTGAAGCCCCTGGTGTTGATGACCTGTTCCTCGGTGCACCGACCAATCGTCAGCACCACGGCGTCATTGGTGTGGAAGTGCTCGCCCCAGATCGTTTCCTTGTGAAGCAGGATCCGGACAACTTCGTCACCCTTCCGGAAGTCGATCTTGGCGATTTCGCCCTGGCTTCCGTTCATGGAGTTCGTGTTGATAGTGTACCCGGCGGCCAGATACTCGGCGACCTTGGCGGCGTAGATGGCGTTGATCTCGGTGGACTTCATTTCGTGGTTCCTCCCTTTCTTCCCCGGGGTCGTTCCCCGGTTCGTGGATAGTGTACTACGAAATTCGTAGCATGTCAAGGGGAATTTTTACGAAATTCGTAAAAAATTTTTACGCAATCCGTGTTGACTTGCTACGAATATCGTGGTACAATGGGCGCGAAGCCTACAGAAAGGAGGTGAAAGGGTGATCCGCTTCAACACGAAGGATGTTCTGCACAACAGACGCATGACCCAGCGAGAGCTCTGGGAGGCAACGCAGGTCAGACCGCCTACCATATCGGCTATGTGCACGGGAACCGCGCGGCAGATCCCGGTCGATGTCCTGGACAAGATGTGTCGCGTGCTGAACTGCCAGCCGGGAGATCTCCTGGAGTACGTTCCTGATGATCCGGATATCTAATGTAAAAAGGCCCCGGGTGCTGGTAACACCCAGGGCCGAGGAGTACGGTTAGCGGTTCTGGTCGGCCTTACGGTCTTCCATGTCTTCCACTCGCGTGATTAAGTCCGACAGCTTGCAACCGAGGACTTCGCAGAGTGTGTCGAGCTGGCTGAGGCTGACGCGATCGGCCATCTCGTGGTACAGGTCGTTGATCACGTTCTTGTCGACCCCGGACCTTCTCACCAGCTCCCGCTGACTCCATCGCCTTTCGCCGAGGCGGATGGAAAGCAAAATCCGAATCATGCGACCATGCTCCTTTCCGCAGATGTTAGCACACTGCTGAAATTCTCGCATGAAATCAGGACAAAATATTGATTACGGGGACAATGTCCTGATTTCAAGGACAAAATGGGAGCACGAAAAGAGGACCAGTCAATCAGACTGGTCCTCTTTCTGCCTACATGGCAAGGGGAACGTCACAGACGAAGTACCCCTTGATCATGACGACCGTGTAGTTCGCCTGTGTAACGTAATGTGGAGTAGTGAAGCTCTTAGTCGAACTATCGGCCAGACTCTCGCTATCCTCCTTCCCCTCAGAGATTTCAAGGGGAACCGTGAGTTCACCCGGCTCCTTCGTGTATCGGAAGACGAGCTTCAGATGCCCGTCATCGTAGAGGTAAGCCCGGATCAGGAAGGCATCTATCATCGTCTCCTGGAAGTTCCGATCATTGACGTCTCCGTCCCGGATCGTTTCCAGCCAGGAGATGATATCGTCCTTGCTGACGTCGATCCTCAGATGCTTCTCCTGGGCTCTGATCCTTACGGCCATGTCCTGTTCGATCATCTCCAACTCGTCCAGCCTGGCCTTGGTTGTCTTGGTGAAGATCCCGGCTTCGATGGCCTTCACAATGTTCTCTTTGGCCACGGTGGCTTCTGCGAGTTTTGCTTTGCATGCTTCCAGCTCTGCCGTGTCGCGCTCGCTGTACAGATGTTCCATGGTTTTGTCTGCCAGCCAGTCCAGGAAGTCATCATCCCGAAGCAGCTGCGTCAGGTGGTATGTGATGGACCGCTCCACCAGATCCCGCCTGACGTTTTTCTTGCTGCAGGCGTTTTCATATTTCTTCTTGGTGCAGGTGTAATAGTAAAACGGAGTGACGCCGTTTGACTTCCCGGAGATCCCCGACATCGGAGATCCGCATTCCCCGCAGTACAGCTTTCCTGTCAGGAGGTATGTTTCCTCGCTGGCCCTCCGTCTCATGGAGCTCCCCCTTGCTCTGTCCTTCGTCTTGATCTTCACCTGGACATCGTCAAACATTTCCTTATCGATGATAGCCGGAAAGCCACCGTCGATCTTGATTCCCTTATATCGGTACACGCCGATGTACCTGTCGTTGCTGAGGATCCGATTGAAGGATGATCGGTTCCACGGAACGCCCTTCTTCGTTTTCAGTCCGCGCCGGTTCAGATCCTCCGCGATCCGGATCAGCTGCTCTCCGGAGTAGACCCGTTCGAAAATCTCTTTGACCAGGGCAGCTTCTTCCTGGACGATCTCCGCATGGCCATCCGATCCGCGCACATATCCGAGCGGAACAGGTCCGTTGATAATTCCCTTCTCCGCATTATCCTTCAGTCCCCGGTTGATCTTCTGGGACAGCTCCGCGGAATAATACTGCGCGATTCCTTCCAGCAGCGATTCAATCAGGATCCCGGTCGGATCATCCGTCAGATGTTCCGTGGCCGACAGCACCTTGACGTCGTTCTTCTTCAGCTCGTGCTTGTAATGGGCCGAATCGTACTTATCCCGGGAGAACCGATCCAGCGAATAAACGATGACGTACCGGAAATCCCGATTCTCTGAATCAGAGATCATCTGTAGAAAGGACGGCCGCTTGTCCGTCTTCCCGGTCAGGGCCCGGTCATCATATACACGGATGACTTCCAGGTGCTCCTGCTCAGCGAACTGCCGGCAGGCCTTCACCTGCTGATCGATGCTCGCGTCCCGCTGGTTATCGGAGGAATAGCGGGCATAGATGACGGCTTTGTCAGCCACGGTCATTCTCCTTTGCTCAGGATGTCTACGAGTTCTCTGTTACCAGAGGCATGGTACATGGCGACATATCCCAGGCGGGTGGCGATGACATTCAGCAGGTTTACGCAGTCCCGGTTCCATTCCTTTTTGATGGTGGCCGTGCCGTTCTTCTCAAATTTGAAGAAAGGAAGCTCCCTCGCAGACTTGACGCCCAGGGAAGCCTCAAAGGAAACATCATCGTCCACCAGGCCGTAGAGGGCGATTCGGGAAAAGTCAAAGGCAAACTTTGAGAAGTCCGTGTCAATCGCGTTCTTCACATATTCGCGGGCGGTGCCCAGGAAATATTTGCCCCGTGCCGCGTCGATATCCGTCTGCATCCCGTCGGCGGGAATCTCGTCCAGCTCCATGGCCAGGCGGAGCATGTGCTTACACGGCTGCTCAAAACCCTGGATCGCGAAGTCTGGACATGTGCACTGATTCAGATCCGTCTGATAGATCTTCCCGCCGGATCCGGCGAAGATGGCAACCCGCGAGTCCTTGTCAATTTTGAGCGGAGTCATGTCTGTTTTCTTCGCGGAAGCGAGCCTGTTGTCCGTGATCATGTCGATGCTAAACACTTTTCTCACTCCTCATTTGAAAATCAGTTCATTTTCCTTGTCAGTGCTCCCAAGAAGGAATCCTGGGATATATTCGCTCGGATCAATTGTATAATAGGTTACAAAGAAATTTGCTTCTTCTCCAACCTGTGGAAAAAGAGCGCCACTCTTTATCTGCTTCTTTTCCTGGTCAATGTAGCAGTAGCAAATAATCTTAGCCGGTATTCCATCGAAATCCACGTAAATAATCGCACCATCTGTTTTTGTGACCTTCCCGGTCAGGAGATACGGCGTTCCGGATAAGGCAGAAAGTGATTGGGGGTCGATTGAAGAAAAATCGGGAAGATCCAGCAAAATTTCTCTCATGCGAGTTTCGCCTTCTGAAATATTTGGGTATGTCATAAGTCCGTTATCGAGTATCTTCTCGACCTTTTCCATTCGTACATAGATCTGAACTTCTTCATCAAAGTTTGCGAGAAACTCTTTCAGATCTTCCGGCATCTCTTCCGTTCCTGTTTCAGCAGAGCAATAGTTGTTGGTAACAGCCACAACCACAACCAGTAGTAGAATGGTGAGAACCCGCCTCATTGTTTGTCCCCTCCTTCGGTACAATGTCCTGATTCCGTGTTTTTTGTCCTTAAATGTGGTACAATGTCCTTCCACCGGTGAGAAAATTGAAAAGGATGAAAACAAAATGGAAAAGCTCGAAAAAATCATCAGACGGATGTCGCCCGAAGACCGTGTTTTACTTATACGCATCCTTCGGAGGTTGAAAGATAGCGAAGATACCGAATCGCCTCAGCCTTCTTCTCCTCAGAAAGATTCCGGATTAGACTGAGAATCTCTTCGGCCTGCTCATCCTCTTCTTTTTTGATGGGCAGGTCTTCCTTTTCTTCAAACCCGAAGAACCAAAGAGGATCCTTACCATAGTAAGCTGCAATCTCCTCCAGCTTGGATTTCTTCGGAGATCTGGTTCCGTTCTTCCACGCGCTGAGTGTTTGCTTTGATACTCCAAAGCCTTCCCATATTTCCGCAGAAGGCCTCGGATCGCTCTCAAGGACTTCGCAGAGCCGCTTCTCGCTTAACATCTTAGCCATCCCTTTCACCCTCCCGTGTTCGTGGTGCTTCGTATTATAACCGAAATGTGGACGATTTGCAATATTTTTTGAAAAAAATGTCCACAAAACGGTTGACAGGGGCAAAAATTTGGTGTATGATCTCACCAGTCCACAAAATTGTAGACTGGGAAGGAGGTCCCAAACCATGATTGAGCAGAACCTACGAGGGCGAATTATCAGCATGTACAAAACCCTCGGGGAATTTGCAAAGGCAATTGGTTGGAGTCGTCGAAAGGTATCTGCGATTGTGAACAAACGCCAGGAAGCAACTGCGTCAGATATCGAAACGATGGCGTCTGCCCTAAAGGTCGAATTGCCTTCCGAATTCCGTATTCTTTTTTTAACCTGATGTCCACAAAATTGTGGACTGAGGAGGAAACGCCATGAAGATCGACACATCCCAGATCCCGGAGGAAACCGGGAAGCGCTTCGGCCAGTGCATCATCAGCGGGCTTCGGGAGTACCTGAAACAGCCCGGGGCCCGGGAGGCGCTGGACGCCAGAACGAGAGCACGACACGAAAGGAGGGAACGAAATGGAGCACTATCGGAAGCTTAAAGGATACCGACGGTATCCCGGACGGGATGGGCGCCCGGTCTACTTCGTCAGCATGAGCCGGCAGGAAGTGAACGAACGCCGCGTCCTGTTCGGGGTCATCGGTACCCTGGTGGCGCTGGCCGGCACGGTTGTGTTCTGGGTTGTGAGCATGGTGTGACAGGCACCAAAAAAAGTAGCCGCCCAGGTGCCACTGGTACGGCTGCTCGCGAAAATGGTTCTACCCATTTTACTGGAAGGAGGCGAAAAATGCAAGACATTCCTGATGATCCGCGAGTGCGGGACGCGATGATAAACGGAGTGCCGGAAGGCACAGTGATCAGGTGCCCGTGCTGCGGGGAGGAAGCGGAAAGTTTCTTCAAGGACAAGAAGACCGGGGAAATCCTCGGGTGCGATGAATGCATCGAGACGGTTGACGCCTTCGATGAGTATGAAAGGAGAGGTTACTTTTGATTCAGCATGGTTACGAAATGGATTTCAGCAAACA